CGCAGGGCACCACGCCTTGGCCTTGCACCACCGGCACTGCTTCTCGCCGGGGTTGAGCCACCATTTCTCCCACTGTTCATCCGTGAGCTGCGCGTCGTCGCGCTGTTCAATGGCTGTGCGCACGTCCGACGCTGATGCGGCAGCGATGTGCTGATACCCGTCCAGCTCTTCCCACGTCAGCTCAATCTCGCCGATGAAATCGAGCTTCGGCTGCACGATGGCGAGCTTGAACACCTCCGTGCCGTCCAGCATGTGGCTGAACGTCTCGCGGGCGCCGAGCGCATAGCGCTTCAGCTGAGAGGTGTTCGGGTCGACCGACGTGAACCCCGCTTTCAGGTCGATGACCTTCACCAGGCCAGGGAAGAAGATGATGCAGTCCGCCGTGCCTTCCGCGCCGCTCTCCACGCAGAGCGATGCGTTCATCGCGACGCGCGCCTCGACGTAGAAGAGATCTGCGCCTTCCGCTTCACGCCGCACGTAGTCCACGTAATACTGCGCGATGTCGCACATGTCCTGCGTGATAAGCATGTCGGGCGACACGTCAGGACACTGGTGCCCGCCCTGCGGGAACAACGTGAGATACTCACTCGGCTCGCAGGTGAGCTCGCCGCTCAAAAACATCGCACTCAACCAGTGGCAGAGCGTTCCGGCGTCGCTATGCACGCTGCGCTCGTCGGGCAGGTACATTGTCAGCGCGACGCTGCCCGGGCACGCCTCCGTGCGGTCAGCCGCGGAGGGCGAATCGAGTTTGCTGTGGGTTGTGGTCATGGCTTCACGTCCTCGAAAACAGCCTTGTTGGCGCATATCACGTCGATGTGCGATAGCGCCGGATCCGTTGTGTTGGCGGATACCG